ATCTTCTCAATACTTGGAGCAAGAGCTTCACCCAAGGAAGCGCTCGCAACATCGATGGAGCTCTTCAGCTTCTCCATGGATCCACCGAATCCACTCATCATCGCATCAGCCATGTCCTGAGTCACGCCATCGCAGTTCTCAATCGACTCGGCAAGCTTATCCACATCGCTAGGAGCGGCGTTGATAAGAGCAAGCCATGCGGCGCCCTGGTTCTTACCGAAGATAGCAGATGCTGCAGCCAGCTGTTGCTGTTCATTTAGATCAGCGAATGAATCATGCAAGTTCTTCTGAACTTCAGTGATACTCTTCAGCTGACCATTCTCGCCCCAAATGTCAGACGCGGCGATGCCGTATTCTTCCATTGACTTAGTGACCGCGCCCTGTTCGTCTGCTAGACGCATCAAGCCGGTCTTCAATGCATTGGATGCCTTGTCAGCGTCAATGTTATTATTGGCCATAATGCCAAGGGCAATAGCCGCATCTTCGATGGAGCTTCCGGCTGTTTTAAATACCGGAGCCGCAACGCCCATTGAATTCGCAAGAGAATTCACATCCAGGGCTGAATTATTACAAGCGGCCGCGAATACGTCCGCATAGTGTCCAGTTTCTTCGAATGAAGCACCAAATCCATTGATAGTACCAACTAATCCAGCAGATACCGTTGCAAGGTCGCCACCTTCACCGGCGGCTAAGTTCATAGCCGGAGCAAGGGCTTCAGCTGCCTGTGCAGCATCAAGGCCAGCTCTAGCGAAGTTTAGTGTTGCCGTTGCCGCATCACTCATTCCGAATGTGGAATTTGACGCCGCATCCTTCATGGCTTTACTAAGAGCCTTCGCTTGCTCCTCAGTATTGCCCATGGTAGCATTGGTCAACTGCATGGTTTTATCAACCTCTGCGAAGTTCTTCGCTGCCATGGTCCCAATGCCAACTAATGGAGCTGTGACTTTCATGGACAAATCTTTACCGACAGAAGTCATCTTGCTTCCAACAGACTGCATGGCACTTCCTACAGACTCAAGTGAGCTCGGAATTTGCTTGAGCTCCGCTTCCAATCTTCCACACTCAGCCTCTGCGTCTGCGACTGCTTGCTTCCACTTGAGCGTCTGGGTAGCATTCTCTCCGAATTTTTCTGACGCTTGAGCGGCCATCTGCTGGAGCGTCTCTAGCTTTTCCCTATTTTTAGTTAAAGCCTCGGATAAGATATCATGCTTCTTCTTGTTGTTATCAAGCTCTGCTGCGAAGTTCTTGAATGGATTTTTGCTCTTGTTGACTGTGCTCTCAAGAGACTGATACTCACTCTTCAGTGTCTTCGTAGACTGAATGATGTTATTGATTTGCTTCCTATATTCGGCTTCTCCATCGATTCCGATTTTTGGTCCAATATTAACAGCCATCTAATCACCTCAAGCGTATCGCTTCATCGAATGACAATTTCTTCTTTTTCAGTGTGGCATTCCTCGAATATATTGCTTCACACGCAAGAAGGTCATTGAATAGGTCCCATGGACACTCCATGATCTCCTCGCGTGTCATGTTCAACTTTTTTCCGTAGAAATAAAGCCAAGCCTCATTTAATTCGATGGCTTGGCTTCTTGTTTTTTTCCCTTAATAGGCTCCGCTTCCACTGTACGCTCACCTTTTAAAACAGCAATCAATTCATTCGCGAACTGATTGTATTTCTCATTGGGCATATTCATGATGTCGTCAAGCTGAATAATCGCCTGGTTTTCTGTAGGATTATACTCAATGCCGGCTTCATCCTTACGCTTGCGCTCATACTCATGATTCAGAGTACGCGCAATCTTGTAGACGTTATTCACTTCATCTTCTTCTGGGACATCAAACAGCGAAACGATATCCCCTAATTTCTTGGTATCCGTCAGCTGAGCAATAGTGATTCTTGCCCGGACGTTAAATAATAAACCGATTTCGTTATCTCCAACCTTCATGATTATTCTCCTCTCCTAGTGTTCCGTTGGTTCCTGTGCTGGTTCCTGTGTAGACTCAGTGATGTTGAACAATGTCTTGATAGCTGCCTCAGCTTCTGCCTCGGTAGTGTAATCAGAGCCAATCAATCTCCAATCATGATTAGCTGTATCATCACGGAAGTTACGCAGTGTCAACTCCTGAGTCTGCCAATCGATATCAGCCTCCTGGGTCTGAGCGGATGTTCCCATGATGCCGAACTTGCCCTTGGTCAGCACATATGGGGTGTATGAAACAACGCCTTCACTCATATACTTAGCCACGAATCCATAGCCAACATATGGAGCGACAGCACTATCACCCTCATGTGTCCATCCCTGTGCATCAGCTTCCGGCCATCCGAAGATTAAGCCAGCGGCAGTCTTAAACAGGCCGTCAACAGTAACAGTGGTTGTTCCCTGAGTAAATACTCCAGCGGCACTCTCCGCATCCTGGTTGTCTGCTCTGAATACATTGTCATCAGATGACTCTGGATTGACTTCTGTACCAACACCACGAGCAAGCAACATACCATTAGAGTATGTTACAACTCCGGCATTGGCTGCATATCTTGCTACGTATGGTTTTGAAAAACCAATCAGCACTTTTCCAGCTGCACTCATTTTTTATACCTCCTATTTCATAACTCGCTCGATTTGCTTATCAAGCGCTTTTCTCATTGTGTCCTCAGCCTCACTTTTTGACCTAGTCACGGCTTGGCTGACGAATCGGTGTTTTGGTGAGAACGATGTTCCGCTCTCTATCGCCCTGGCAATCATTGCGTTTGGCTGTCCATTCGGGAATGAAGGCGTCTGATGTTGGTTGTAACCATCGAAGCCAATCTTGACGTTGATGTATCCGTTGTCATTCTTGAATGGAGCAACACCAAGGCCCTCAACCAATCCCCTACGTTGGTCTGGAAGCAGACCATCGTTTCCCTTCGGAGGACGGTTTGGAATTGAGTCGATATTTGCCTTGATTGCATCCGCAACAATTCCGGCTGCGGGATATATGGCTCTTTTGCACATCTCCTCGGACTTATATTCGAGATTTCCTAGCTGTGCTAGATAATCATCAATACCCTTTCCGACGTAAAACTTAGCCATAATCACACCACCCTGAATATCCATTCATAATGGATTAAATTGGTCTCATCCTCGTACTGGACGGAATTCAATTCCCATCCAACTCCAAGGTCATCGAGACCGTATTGAATCTGATCTACGACTGGGTCGAACTCAGTTTGAGTGAAGAGGTCGATTGTTCCAGTCACCTGTTGAATCTGCTTCCTGTTGTCCGAATGATGCGAATTCTCTTCTCCATCCTCAGCCCAGATGATATATTTCTTCTTCTCGACGTTGCGGAAGTAGTGATATGTCGCCTTCGGAAGGATGCCAACCAACATGTCACGGATTGGAATCAACTTGCTATTCATCGTCGATGTCATATAAGTCCTCCAATCTCTTGAGAGTCAGGTCCGTCACCTTGAGTCCGTCATCGTTGAGTAAATGCTGCACGTTATCGATTCGATACTGCTCAGTCACTTCTTCAGTTCCGAACGGCAATCTCTCGGCAATCTCCGCCATCATCCCGATGTGGATTCTCCGGTCTTCCCAGATACGGACCAGTCTGTCCACCTGTTCATTCACGCTCTTGGCAGCATACTGTCGCGTGATGCCAATTGTTCGCTCCTGGAACATGTGGCGACTCAGTTCAACCAGTTCCTTTTTTGGCATTCCGCCAGGCTCTGATACGTCAACCTCAGCCTTGATTACGACGATTCCGTCATCGAATGTCTCACTCATGATGTAACCCTCGCTTTCTCACTAAATAGACGATTATTCAGAGCGTATCGGAGCATTCTAGGCATCACAGGATTGTCTTCTGCTCTCTTACGGAACAAATAAGCCGTGTACATCACTACGAGATTCACATCCTTCGCATCCCCTAGATCGAGCGTGATGCCCTCCTCTTGGATGGAGCTCTCACTCGTCGTAATGAGGGATGCAAGATATTCATCCTGAGCAGTATGCATAATGCTCAAGTTCTGCTTTACTAACACGAGAATTTCCTGTTCTGTCATACTCTTACTCCTTCAAAAGAATCACCCCGACCTCAT